TGTGGGGCGGAGACCCGGGGCAAGCATGGGCCAGCAAACTCACGCGTCAGATCGACGCCGCAGACGAGGAGAACCGAACGATGAGCAACGCAGTTGAACGCCGCAGCCTGTTGATCGAGGAGAACGCCGACGCCGCCGTGCCGCTGCTCGCAGTTGAGAAGCGGAGCATCGAAGGCGAAGGCGAGCGCGAATACATCGTGGGCTATGCCGCCCGGTTCGGCGTGCGGTCGCTCCTGCTCGGTGACTTCTACGAACGGATTGATCCGGCCGCGTTCGGGCTCGTTTCGGAGCGACGCGGCCGCAAGAAGAAGCTCGAGACGCGGGCGCTCTTCAACCACGACTCGAACTATCCGCTCGCCCGCTATCCCCGCACGCTGTCGCTGACTGTGGACGAGGTCGGGCTGCGTTACGAGTTCCCGGTGCCGGATTCGTCATACGGCCGCGATCTCGCCAACAACATCCGAGACGGGATCGTGCTCGGATCATCCTTCGCGTTCACGGTCGCGAAGGGCGGCGACGAGTGGGCCATCGAGGACGGCCATAGCGTGCGGACCATCCGGTCTGTCGATTCGCTCCTCGATGTCGGCCCATGCACGTACCCGGCCTACGGCGACGGCGGGCTTGAGGTCGCCCAGCGTTCACTCGAACAGTTCCGCAAGGAACAGAGGCGACACGACGAGGCCCGCAAATATGTCGCGACGCGGGCCGCGTTTTACCGTGATTTCTTGAGGTCGCATGGCCGCTAAGTCAGGCGATTCGTGCCCGAATTGCAAGATCGGGAAACTGCTCGTCGCGTCGAGTCAGCGACAGGGCGAATACCAGATCCGCTATCTGAGGTGCCGGTGCGGCAACACCGACAAGCACGTGTTGCCAGCCGCCGAAGTGCGCCGCGCGAAGCCCGCCGCCTAGCCCTTCTTTACTGCCCGCTTCCTGTGTGCTGCAAGGGTACGGGGGCGTCTCCATAGGTTCGTGATAGAGCGACGGCATCGACGCCGCCGCGATCCCGAACATAGGAGCGACGCTCGTGGACAAGATCAAGGCACTGCTCGACGAACTGGCGAACATCACCGCTCAGATTCAGGCCGCGATGGATGCCGAGGAGGCTCCTTCCGGCGAGGGCGAGGCTGCCGATCCTTCTGCGATGGACGCTCAGGAGAGTTCGCTCCGGTCGCTCATGGAGCGTGCCGACGCGATCAAGTCCAAGATCGAGTTTCTGGAGAAGGTCGCGGAGAAGGAGAAGTCTCTCCGCGCCGTTCTGGAGCGGGCCGCTCCCGCCAAGGTGGTCGAGAAGGCTGCAACCCCCGAGAACAAGGAGTCCGCTGACGTGGAGACCCGAACCGAGTACGCCGTCCCCAAGAGCAACCACAACCTCCGCGCGTTCCGCGACAACGAGACCGCGTACCGTGCCGGCATGCACTTGAAGGGCTATGTGTTCGGCGACGCCGAAGCCCGCCGGTGGTGCAAGGATCACGGCGTTGAGACACGCGTGCAGGCCGGTGGCATCAACTCGCTCGGCGGTGTGTTGACTAGCCCCGAGATGAGCACCGAGATCATCCGGCTCGTCGAGGAGTTCGGCGTCTATCCGCAGTACGCCCGCCGGATGCCGATGAATTCCGACACGATGGTGATTCCGCGTCGGACGGGTGGTCTCACGGCTCGCCCTGTCGGCGAGAACATCGAAGTGTCGGCGAGCGACGTGACGTTCGACAATGTCGAGTTGAACGCGAAGATTTGGGGCGTGGCGAACAGGGTGCCCAACAGCCTGCTCGAAGACTCGGTGATTGACCTCGCTGATCTGATGGCACTTGAAGTGTCGCAGGCTTTCGCGGAGGCAATCGACAATTCGGCGTTCATCGGTGACGGCACTTCGGCCTACCATACCGTGACCGGCATCACCACGAAGATCCTGCAGTCTGCTTACTCTGCGTCGGTCGTGACCGCGACCAGCAACACGACGTTCGCGGACCTGACGCTGCGGAACTTCACCGACCTCCTGTCGCGGTTGCCGCTCTATGCCCGCAATCGCAACGCCCGGTGGTACATCTCGCCGGTCGGCTGGGGTGCCGCGATGCTGCGGCTCGCGATGCTCCCGGGCGGATCGTCGAACGCCGGTGGCAACAACAGCGACAACGTCGCGGCCGGATTCGGCGAGACGTTCCTGGGATACCCCGTCACGCTCGTCCAGCCGATGGAGTCTCGCCTCACCGGCACCTCTGGCGGCGTGGCATGCCTGTTCGGCGATCTGTCGCAGGCCGCCCTGTACGGCGATCGTCGGGCGATCTCGATCAAGACCGCGAGCGAGCGGTACATCGAGTTCGACCAGACCCTCACTTTTGCTACGGCTCGCAACGCCATCGTCGTGAACGATCTGGGATCGACCTCGAAGGCGGGTCCGGTCGTGGCCCTCCGGTTCGGCTGATACACAACCCTCTAGGAGAATAGGTAGATGAACCACGGTGCTGCTCAGAAGACGGTTGCGAAGGCCGAGACGGCGGTGCTTTCGAGTGCGACGCACTCGCTTGAGATCGACACGCTCGGATTCGAGTACGCGTCCATTGACCTCGTTTTCTCGCCGTTCACGTCGGCTGCGGCGACCGCCGCGACCGCCGCGACGGTGATCCGGCTTGCCCATTCCGACACGACCGGGACGGCTGCGCAGAGCAACATCTCTGGCTTCGTGAGCGGAACGGACTTCACGGTTGCCGCCGGTGCCACGAGCACCAGCGGTTCCGCGACGGGCTACGTGCATCGGTTCGACGTTGACCTCCGCGGTCGCCGGCGCTACCTGACGGTGTACGCCACGCCGGTGAGCACGGTCGGCGTGATCACGGTGGCTCGTCTGTCGAAGGCCGAGGCTTCCCCCATCTCTGCCAGCGACAAGGGCGCGAGCACGCAGGCGGTCGGTTGATCGGTTGACAAGCATGGCAATCTAGGCGGCGGGTGTGGCGTGCGTCACACCCGCCGCTTTCATTTCCCGAGGTGCCAATGCTGATTCAAGTAGGCGACACAAAGGTCGAGGTTCGCGCGGAGGCCGTTCTTTCCGGCCCGCGATTTGGGCCTCTCATCAACATCTTCGGCTTCATTGAGGCGATGATGCCCTTACACATTCGCCCCACGCTCGGACAGGGAGCGTACTGGAGCCAGGTCTTGACGCGGATGCTGGAGCAGTTCGAGCCTACAACGGAGTTCATTGTCACGCTCGACATGGATTCCTTCATTTCAAAGCAAGACCTCGAACATCTTTTCGCTCTCGCGCTCACGTTCCAATGTGACGCGATTGCTCCTCTCCAGACGAAGCGGGAGGACGGCCGCCCGATGCTGACCCTTCTCGACACCCTCGACAACCCTCCAGAAAGCGGCGTGACCGAGGTGCCGGTCGATTGGTTCGCCGCCCCCGTGCAGCAAGTCGACACTGCGCATTTCGGCTGCACCGTGATCTCGACAAGGGCTCTCCGCCGTATGGCGAAGCCGTGGTTTCAGGAGACGCCCGATCCGAAAGGCGGATGGGGCGACGGGCGGCGCGACGCCGACATCGCGTTCTGGTCGAATTTCAAGGCATCTGGCAACCGCCTGTACGTGACGCCGCGAGTGGTCATCGGGCACGGCGAGTACGTGATCACGTGGCCCGGCAAGAACCTTGCCGGGCCGGTCTACCAATACACGACCGAATGGCAAAACACCCGCCGGCCCCCTGAGTCTGCATGGAGCGTGCCCTGATGAAGATGATGAAGATACGCATGACGCGTGCCCACCGAGCCTACAAAAAGGGCGAGTTGGTCGAGTTGCCAGAACAGCAGGCGGAATCGCTGATCGCGTGGGAGTACGCGACGCGGGCCACCGACGCTGACCAGCCGCTTCTCGACCAGCCAGCCAACAAGAAGCCAAGCCGGAAGCAATCATGAAAATCCGCATGGTCCGCGACTTCGCGAAAATGTTCGAGGGCACGGTTCAGGACATTGATGAAGGCCCGGCAAGGCAACTGATCGTCGAAGGTTACGCCGTCGAATACCGCGACGAGCCGCAGATTGAGAAGGCGCAAGCCGAGCCAGCCGCCGAGCGGAGGTGAGACGATGCGATACCGCAGCCTCAAGAGGCTCACCGCTCCGAGCGTCGAGCCCGTGACGCTGGCAGAGGCGAAGGCCCACTGCCGCGTGGACATCGACACCGATGATTCGCTGATCTCGGGATACATCACCGCCGCTCGCGAGCTCTGCGAGGACTACCTCGACCGGGCTCTCGTGACCCAGCAGTACGTTATGCGGCTCGATTCGTTTCCGGTAGAGATCGAACTGCCACGACCGCCGATGGCGTCCAGCGGGACGGCGACCGCCGTGACGGTCACATACACGTTGACGGACAGCGGATCGACGGCGACCCTCTCATCCACGCTGTACCGGGTGGATCGAGACTCGACACCGGGCGCAATCCGAAACCTCTACGGGGGCACGTGGCCGAGCCAGCGTGACGATCCAGGCTCGATCTCAGTGACGTGGTGGGCTGGCTACGGCGCGGCTGCGAGCGTGCCGCAGCGGGTGAAAAAC